AGCAGATGAAAAATCAACAAACGTTTCAAGTATTTTAACATCATATGGATTATGATTATGTAGATTCTTTATAAATGTATCAAACTTTAATAAATTTTTACGATTTGTTATAATTACTTTTATATATTTGTTTCGATAGTCTTCAAAGTTAGGTGGATTTTCAGCAAAATAAGATTCATCGTATTCTACTTTTAAGAACATAGTATTTGGATTTTGTATAAATTCTAACGAACGTGTTGCTGTATCAAATATATGAAAACCTTTTTTATCATTATAATCATTCCAAGTCATTTCATATGGAGCACCTAAGTAAATAATATTATCTTTTTGTGAACGATGATGAAAATGACCTGTTAATAATAAATCAAATTTTATAAATTTATCTTTATCATCTCCATCTTTAGATGGTGAACCTGTATGCATTTCAAATCCTTTAATATTAAAATGACCAATACACATTTCAGCTTTTGTATTCTTTATTTCATTCCAACATTTTTGTAAATTATCTTCACATATCCAAGGAATACTACAAAATACTGATTCTTTTATTTTTATTGTCTGAGGTTCGTATAAGACTTTAATATTTAAATATTCTTTTAGGAGTAATTGTATGCTATTAATTTCATTTGTATTTCTAAAGTATGTGTCATGATTACCAATTACAACATACATTGTAATCCCTCTTTCTTTTAACCTTTCAAAGAAAAATCTTTTACACTCTTTTAATGTATAATAATTTATATATTTACGTCTATCAAATACATCACCTAAATGTAAAACTGTATCAATTTTTAATTCATCTATTTTGGGAAAAAACGTATTATCAAAGAAATTATTTTGATATTCTATAAAGTGGCTAATATCGTTTCTTACACCAAAATGTGTGTCAGTTATAATCGCTATCTTTGTCATCATCTAAAGTTTCAATATTATTTTTTATTTTTCTTGCTATGGATTTTTTAATCAACCAATTGTCAAAGTTATTTTGACTCTGTATTGCTTGTTCCATCTTACCTAAAAATTTATCAAAGTTTCTTTCTGCTTCTGATATTTGTTCAGGGGACATACCAAGTTCTTGAAAAAATGTAGGTGGTAAAGATGTAAGAATTTTAGTTTTAATATAAGATTGTTTTCTTTCTTTCATTATACGTCTTAGAAACGCATAATATATTATTTGTGTAAAATAAGCGAAGGGGTTTTTAGATTTATCTGGATCAAAGTTATGAAGATATTGAATACAATTTTCAACACCATCTAATATCATATCATCTAGATATGTATAATTATTAAAATTCGGACGAGTAGCCAATCTTGTTGATATTTTTAAAATACATTCACCTATGTAGTTAGGGATAGCAGGTCTATCTTCACCACAATCTTCTGCATCAGCACAATCTTTTTTCCAAGAAATTAATGCTTTTAAAAATTCAGCATTATTTACATAATGTATTTTTGGCTCTTTTACTTTTTTATTCATAATAAAGGATTTAAATATTTAAATAGAAAACAATATTATACTTTAAAATATGTTCTAAGTAAAGTATTTTACTACTTAAAGTTTAATCAATTTCATCTTCTAGATAATATAAAAATAACACAACTCCATTTACGATTCCAAGTGCCAAAAATAAAGGTGCACATGTTTTAAATGCAAGTGCGAGTGACCCGAGTGACTTCCAAGCATTTGTAAATACGAGTAATGGTATAATAGATAACCATAACCAAGCATTTAATAGGACTACCCACTCAGGAACTAGTTTGATTAATATTTGAAATTTTTTTAATAATTTAAGCATATTTCTATTTATAGCTTTACTTCCAACTTTTAGCATATTATAATAGCACCTGTTGGTTGCTTTTACTTAAATTATAATTAATCATAATCAAATAATAATTAATGGATTGTTTGATTATTTTTCTTTTTAATTTGGTTATATATTTGTTTTATTTCTTCAACTTCCTCTGAAGATAATTCTTCTGTAAATTCATCTTCATCTGGAACATCAGGAAATTGTTCATCTTGCCTTAAATCAGCCATTTCTTGTTTATCCATAAATTTATTTAAAAAATTATCGTAAGTTCCCATTGACAAAAGTCTTTCATGTTGATTATATAAAGACATAAAGAATGGTATTGCGAAAGCGTGTAATTTCTTAACGAAAAAAATATCTTTCTTTGGTAATGTAAAAATTCGATCATCCGCAAAACTACAATATGGTCCTGCTGTTATTTGTTCTATAATTCCACCTTGTCGAGTAATTCTTGGATAATGTTTAAGTGCGAATGGATATTCGATTGTTATTTCTTTTTCGTCTTCTTTTAAACGGATACCTAAAAGAGATTCACCTGTTGATAATTTTACGATAACAAAATCTTCAGTCGATCTTATTATTCTCGGTGTTGTTGTTAATTTTTGATACATCTAATTTTACCTTTACTAATGAATAGTTAAATTTTTCTTCATCATAAGTTTGCATTCTTGATAATAAATGTCTATAAGTATGATTTTTCCATTTCTTATAGGATAAGTCATCAGCAATATCAAATAAATTACAAGTAGTTTTATCTTTATTTAATCTTAACCCTCGCCCAATACTCTGTAAGTTAAGTATTTTACTCTTAATTGGACTTGCTAATATAATATTCTCAATACTCGGTATATTTACACCTGTACTAAAAGTACCATAACTCGCAACTATAATACAATTATTTGTATCTGCCGCAATATCTCTTACTTGTTCTCTGTCAGAAACAATTGTAATTCCAGAAATTAAATATATTTTTTTATTATATTTTTTTTCAAGCTTATTTAGTTTTTCATATAAAGGGATACCATGTTTTTTTACATATTGATAGAGTACTAAAGTATTTCCTTTACAGTTTAAAGCTAAATTGGTAACATAATTATTTCTTTTATCGCAAGAAACTAACCAATCTATCTCATCAGCATAAACGTTATTTTTTCGACCTTCACGTGATATATCATCATATGAAAGGAGTAAACAAATAATCTTTAAATTTGATAATTTTTTTTGTTCTATTAATTCAGTTGTAGTTATAACTTTATCTACAATACCAAAAAGACCTTCAAGTACTAATCTATTTATTTTACTATTATCAATCGTTCCAGTTGTACCGATACGAAATTTTATATCATTACATTTTTCCATTATGGAGATAAGACTTCTTGCTTTAAACTTATGTACTTCATCTCCAAATACAACATTAAATTGTTGAAAAAATGCTTTTGGTAATTTGTAAATACTCTGCCAAGTAGTAATTAATGTATTTTTTGTAAATTCTTTTGAAAAGCCTGAATAAAGTTTTTGAATATGAGTATCTACTTTCCAACCATTCTTAGTCGAATAATCATCAAAGTCTTTATACAACTGTTCTACTAGATTAGTTGTTGGTACTATAATTAAACATTTTTTATTGTTTTTTAATGTTAAATACCAACGTAATATACAGTACATTATTAAACTTTTCCCACTCGCAGTTGGGGATAATAAAAGCGTTCTGCGTCGTTTCAAAGCGGATATAACAGCATTATATTGGTAATCCCTAATAACTAAACTCGGATCGTTTTTAGAAGTTATATTTAATGAAGTTATAAAGGTTTTAATCTCTTCTTCTTTTATAGGTTCAATATATTTTGGAAACCCTATTTCAGATACAGTATAGCCACGTTCAAAAGCAAACTTACGAACGTAAGGGATTAAACCAGTGTAAACTGTTTTACGAAGTAAATCATAAAGACGTGTTTTTCCATCCCAGATCCTTGCTTTAAATTGTGGTGTAAAATGAGCTCCTGGAACATAAAATGTAAAAAATTCTGATATTTCTTTTTCTATACCCAAGTCGTCTGAAAATACACGAACATGTGTTTCAGTATAGTTTTCAATTGTAATTTGAGATTTATTATCTTCGGGCATTTAAGCACCACTAATAAATTTTTTCCACTCTAATGAATTTCTTATAATCCAGTCTCTTGATTTAATTTGCTGCATTATAGATTCAAGAAGTTCTTGTATGCTTTGTAGATAATCAATTTTAAGTTTGGCTTTAATTAAATCAGCGTCACCATTTAAAAATTCATCCATTTCATTTCTTAATGGTTTTATACCTTGCCACTGTTCCCAGCCAGAAAGTTCTAATTCACTCTTACTCATTTCACCACGATAATATCTGAATTTTTTAACACGCATGCTATTATATTCAGACTGTGCTGATGTAATACGATGTTTATATGAAATAAGTAAGTTTAAATATTTTGAATGTAAGACAGGTGTACGAACAGACTCTTTATCCAAATGATTATCGTCTATTATACAGTCTTGTTTCCATAGTTCTTGTATTTCTTCGAGCGTCATAATTTAGAATAATTATACTATAAAAAAGCTTGTAAGTAAAGTTTTACCTTAAAGGTTTTATAGTTTTTTCGTCAAAAATATGATATACCACGCAACTTTCACCAGTTGGAATTGTTAATGTGTGTATTATTTCGTTTGGGTTTTTACTATTTTGATATTCAACTACTATAAAAACTATTTCACCATATTTTGATGCTCTTTCACGACCATTCCAAGATTTTTTAGGAATAAATTTACGATCTATTAAATAATTGTGAAGAATTTCTCCTGTGCTACATAATAATGGAATTTCTTGATAATTCAGTTCAGGTAATCTTGAAAACATATCATGTTCTGAAGCGAATGTATGTTTGTACCTAATATCGTATAATAGTACGATTATGCAGATGAATATTGTAATAAGTATTTTTTGCATTTAAACAGCCCTTTTATTTAGTTAAGATTAATAAGCTGTCGGTGAAGTAGAATCTTGTATTATAAAAAAACTATATCTTAGGGTTACAGTATTCGTTATATAAGTCACGTCAGAATTTTTAGAATCAAACGTCATCG